CAAGGGCGTGGTCCTGGGATGGCTTTTATTCCTTACTGCAGCCTACCTGAACTAGAGGCGTGTATGGAGGTCTGGGGATTCATGGAGATGATTCACTCCAGATCCTATACATACATCATCAAGAACGTCTACAGTGACCCTTCAGAAGTCTTTGACAAGATCATCACTGATGAGAGAATCTTGGAGAGAGCAAAGAGTGTAACAGAGGCATATGACGCGTTCATTCAGGCAGCCCAAGAGTATGGCACTGGCAATATGTGGCAGGAAGATTGGAAGGACTCTCCATCTTCTACCTGGACTAAAAAGGATGTTAAGAGAAAGCTTTACAGAGCTGTTGCTAACGTTAACATTCTTGAGGGTATTAGGTTCTATGTTAGTTTTGCTTGCAGTTTTGCATTTGGTGAACTCAAACTTATGGAGGGATCTGCAAAGATCATCTCTTTGATTGCCAGGGATGAGAATCAGCATCTTGCTATCACTCAAAATATTCTGAACAAGTGGAAGGCAGGTGACGACCCTGAGATGGCAGAGATTGCCAAAGAGGAAGAAGAGAATGTCTATGCAATGTTTGACAAGGCAGTCAATGAGGAGAAGAAGTGGGCAGATTATCTGTTCCAAGATGGCAGCATGATTGGTCTCAATGATGCACTTCTCAAGAAGTATGTTGAATGGGTTGCAAATCGCAGAATGAAAGCACTGGGTCTCAAACCAGTGTATGATATTGCTGCTAATGCAAATCCCCTGCCTTGGACACAACATTGGATCTCATCCAAAGGTCTGCAAGTTGCTCCACAAGAGACAGAGGTTGAATCCTATGTTGTTGGAGGAATTAAGCAAGATGTCCAAAAAGACACATTCACAGGATTTAAACTGTAGAATTGATGCAAAGCGACAGGATGATTGGTGGTTCAATGACGTGGCAGAAGAGGTGTCTGGAGGAGAATCCTCAGTTTTCAGAACAAGAAAAATCAATTATAAGACTTGGACCACACTTCTATCTCCCTGATGAAGTAATTTTTTATCAGGGACAGAAGAAGATATATACTGGAGATTAAATTATTATGTGGAAGAAAATCAAGAGTATCAAAATCCCTGGAGATATTTGGAGTCCCCTTTTGGTGGGGGGGATGTTGGGGACTTTTACGGTTTTGTGTATAACATTACCAATCTCCAGAACCAACGACAGTACATTGGGAGAAAGTATTTTTGGCAAAAACGAAAGCCTAGATGTAAAGATAAAACTGTCAAGCGGAGACGAGTTACATCTGAGAGCAACTGGCGCAACTACTATGGATCTTGTCCAGAGCTTAAGGATGATGTTAAAAAATACGGGAAAGAATCCTTTAGAAGGACTATACTGAGCTTGCATGAGACTCCTGGTAGGGTAAACTATGAGGAGACCAGACAACTATTTCTAAATAATGTACTCATTGAGAAGTTGACAGATGGGACGCCTGCCTTTTATAATAGCAACATTCTTGGTCGTTATTACAGGAAGGACTATTTCACCTATGATTCTTGAAATGCTTGTTGCTGTTGGGTTTTTGGCACCACAACAGTCCACTAATGCTACAGTAGTACCCATTCCTGAGGCAACTTGGAAATGTCCAGAGTGCTCAGAATCAGAAAAGTATGTCCTTGCAGAACTCCAACAACACACCAGAATCTCAGATCGTAATGCTCTTGCTACGATCATGGGAAACATTAAACAGGAGTCTAACTTCCATTCCAACATATGCGAGGGAGGGGCTAGAATTCCTTACAACACTTGTCATAGCGGTGGGTATGGCATCATTCAGTGGACCTCAGTAGCAAGGTATGATAACCTTGGTAAGTTCTGCAATAAATACCTATGTGACCCAAGTTCACTGGAAGGTCAGACTCGTTACATGATTAATGAGAACATCTTCCAAAGATATCTGCCTATGTTTGAGGGTGGTGGACAATCTATCTCTCAATATATGGTCCCTGCATACTACTGGTTAGGTTGGGGAATCAAGGGCAACAGAGAAATCTATGCTTACGAATACACCAAGAAATTTATTTTCTCATGAATATTCAATCCTTAAAGGAATCAATTCAAGTTTTTTCAAGAAAAGCAGTTGAGTCAATCAATTGGCCACCCACTGAAAAAGAAATTGAATGTGCTATTGATGAAGAAGTGGTAGAATGTTCTGAGATGGATGAACCATTTACTGGTGTTCCAGCACCAGTTGTCCTCTCTGATGATCCTTGGTTTGGACCTGCTATTATTTCTGACAAAGGTCAGGATTATATGGAGAAAGAAGCAGAGATCAAGCAACAAGAAGA